CCGCTGTGTAACGGATCAAAATCCGCCTGTAACAAGAATTACTCTATTCATTGATTACCACCCCCTTTTGTTGTTGTAACTCGGCCTTTAACCCATCCGCTGGGTTGAGTTTCCTCGATGTAGTATTTTGTTTTACCTTCTGAATTATGATAAATTTTCATACCTTGTATTTTGTTACACTTCGTTCTACGTATCTCTATCTGATGAAGGTCAGTAAATTGTTTTTTGTTAGCTTCGCGCCAACGAGATAACGTTTCTTCAGAATATACTTTACCTTTCCGGGCAGGCATAATCTGTAAGGCTCGTTTTTCTCTCATTTTTTGCCGTACTTCTTCGGAATGTTTTTTTCCGTAATATGGATTGTTGCTGCCTTTTAGGTTATTACCTATAGTAGCTTTTGTTTCTTCTATTATAGATTCATAAATTTTAGATGATATTTTATATCTCTGTTGGTATTGATTTTCTCTGTTCATCATAGTTCTTATAGCATAAGACATTTTTACTTTGTTGTGTCCTTCTGTCATCTTAACCAATAACCTATGGCAAATAAAATGTTCCCTGGCAGATAGTTTAACTAAATTTTCGTTTTTGTTTGATCCGCCCATACTCTTAGGAATAATATGATGTTTTTCTATATACCCAGTTAATGGATTTAATTTTCTATTTTTAATAATTTTATAATACAATAATGTATATTTGTTTTCGATAAACATATAATTTCCTTATATGTTTATTTATCTAACTTAGGGTCAAATCCACCTGTAACAAGAACAACCTTATTTAACATACCGCCCCTTGGCAGCTCTGAGTACGCCCATAGACTTCATCTGTTTGGTATTTTTAGTTACTGCCGGTGCTTGCTCTACAGTAGTCTTGTCAGACGCTACTACAGTGTTGACTATACCAGTTTCGCTGTGTACAGCTTCTGCTGGCACTTCGGTCCATTGTGGAATCCAATCTATGTAATAGTTTTCTTTATCCAACCAAGGATACAATAATTCTTCTTGGCGTACATGGCCAAATTTATTAAGACTGTTAATCACACTTGGATGTAGCAGTCCTGTGTTCATTAGATCAAACCAACTAGTGGTAGCAGGATCCATCGGTTTAACATCTGACTTGTATACCGCAATGTTGATCCACGGATCGTTAAACTTTTTCAACATATAAGCATCGCGGGTGTCAAACCCATTTACGGCCAGCATATAGATCAATGAAGCCGGTGTGTGATTGTAATAACAACCACTGTGGCTTCTACTGTAGTATTTGTTGTATTCAACACCGCTGGCTGTTGGCACGCTTAATACCAGCATGCCGTTAACGTTCATCTGTTCGTTCCACAGTTTTAATGTTTCTAACGGATTAGTGCTGTATTGTAATACATCGTGAGCAAATATTAAATCAGCTTCGCGCGGTAAACATCGTTTGGTAAAGTCGCCTGTTAATTTGTGTAGGTTTGGTAAATTAGGGATATTAGCCAATTTGGCAGGGTCGTTATCAATAGCCCAACAGGTATAGTTATAGGGCTCTGGACGATCGTCACGTGTTTCTAACGTAGCCCACCAAGTGATATCTTCACCGGTACCACAGCCTAGATCTGCGATAAACTTCAAACTATCTAAAAAACTATCATACTCACGTAGGCAGTTTAATATCATCTCACTGTGTCTAGCCAATTGATGCGTCCTCCATACCAGCAGTACGTAATCTAGTTACATGCCCTAGCATAAAGTTTTTGCTTTCTAGACCTTTCATAATACCCAGCCATTTGTTACGTAGTAGAGCTACTTCATTAATGATAGTTTCCATATCAATGACTTCGTCCTCGCCATCCACATACTTTTCAGCATCACGTGATGTAAGCGCACGATTGTAGGCTTCTAAGTATTTTTTAAAGTGTTCTTTGCGGATCTTTCGTAAGCGAATGTTTAATAGGTTAAGTACTGCTTCAATCTCTTGTAGTTGATTAAAGCGTTGCTCTGTAATACCCGGCAAGGCTGCCAAGTTCTTTTCAATATTGCCGTAGACACCTACTTCTTTTTTAGCTACAGCTAACTCATTAGTGTAGTAATCAATGAAGTCCGGTAGTGCGCCTATATTTTGTACTACTTTATTATACCACATCGTTTAAATTCTTCCAGTAACCAAGGGAATGTTTGTTTCCAATCTAAATTTCTTCTACGATCAATTTCAGTTAAGTATTCTAATAGTTTATGCTGTGTCGGTAAATCTTCTGTTGCTTGTTCTATATGTTTAACAATACCTAAAAATGTATCGCTAGCACTAGCAGGCATTAACTTTACTGTTTCTTCTATTGCCTGTTTGAATAGTGTGTAGTCAAATATAGTTGCTCGCAACACGTTATCTTCAAAGGGCAGTAAATTGTTCACATACCAATGTATAGGTCTATGCTTATTCCACTCAACAAATTTACCTGCTAGCATAGGCAAAGTATTAATACTCAAAGAAGTAATCACACTCAATATACTTAAATGTAAATATTTCTGTGTTAGTAAGTATTGTACATTCTTTTCAAAAATATCGCAATCGAAACCGTGTCTAATATACTCTTGTTCTTGGCCCCAACAGTCTACACTGGCTAATATCTTAACCTGTTTGAGTTTGCCCTGGGCAATCATCTGTTTTACCCTAGCACAAAACTGTTCTAACTTGGTTGTTTTGAGTATCAGATTGCTGATAATACTAACTTCTAACTTGGGATTAGGGTGTTGTTCTATATAATCAAACAGCCTATCTAGATCATCTTGAATAAACGGCTCACCACCAAGTATGTTTATACGCTGTAGTTTGCTGTATCCTGTGTCTAACCACTGCCAAAACAACTCTACAAATTCATTGTATTTGTTGTCGCTATCGTCTGGATGGTATAACCCCGTAGCAGGTATTCCTACTGTGGGCACTAGTTTACCATGTATCCTGTTCTCTGTGGCAATGCGCGAACTTAAAGATTCTTCACAGTATAAACAGGCCAAATTACAGGTATTCTTAAAAAAAATTTCAAGTACGCTGGGATCAACTTGGGTTAGTGTAGAGTCAACATCAAGTTCTAGTGGATACTCATTGGGCACAGTATTTTGAAATAGTCTGTCGCTAAGATTACTATGCTGTTCTATATCACGACAGTGCTCACACCCATCGCCGGGCCATTGGCCTTCTAGCATTAATTCTCTAGCCTTGACCTTTTCGTCTGTGTTGTGAAAATTACCAAACGTGTCTGCTGTTAATTTTGAGAAACTAGCACGATGACAACTAGCAGTTTTTCCATTATTTAAATACAGTGTAGACCAAGACCACTTTAAGCGGCAGGCTGTAGCTGTATGTATAGGGAAAAACTTTTTATCAGACATTAATAGTCGTCACTGCCGTCGAGATCTTCTTCTTCATCAAGATCTTCTTCTTCGCCTAGATATTCTTCTACAGCACGTTTAAGATAGCTGTCAGTACCACCAAATGATTTGAGATCGGCTTCGGTAATGCTATGGTCAGCGACAACACTGATCACATGGTCTGCGGCTGCTTGTTTATCTTTAGGGTTAATATACTCTTTACAGGTTAACCACATTTCGCCTAGGATATCTACTTCTAAACTCATTTTATTACACTCCTTCTGTTAGCATATTAGCTATTAAATTATCAAACTTTTCTTTAACTTCTAAATTTGAACTCTTAAAATGAACCATTTCTCTGATATGATCCAGTAGTCGTTGTATTACATCAAACGAACGAGGATATCCAAGTTCTACACTTAACCTATTTGTTTCTAAAAATCTACGATACTTCTCGTGATTAGTTAGTCCCGGATTAGTGTCTGATGTCCATAGAGTATTTCCATACTCATTATTAAACAAATGAATGCCTAATTCTTCCTGCATGCCTGTTTCAGCCAATGGAGTATTACGTAAGTATACCATCGGTTCTGATAATACCAGCATGGTGATTGTTTCATCTATTAGATATTTTTGATAGCGTCTAAGCATATTCAATGTATCGTGATGATCTTCTAATGTTTCTGTTGGGTAACCAGTGAACATTAATAAAGAATTTGTAATTTTATATTTAGAACACATAGCATAGTGATAGTCTATGTCTTCATTGCTAAACTTCTTACCCATGTGCTCACGCACTCTATCACTACCCGATTCGATACCTACTTCTAATCGATGACAGCCGGCTTGCTGCATTAGTTCGTATAGATATTCTGGATGATGCTTGATTGGGCGCACAATAAATTGCCCGCTAAACTTTAACTGTTTAAACTCTGGGTATTGTTCTTGTAGTTGTATAATGTTCTTTAGTAGATCGATGAACTGTTTCAACGAGCCGTTGATTAAACTATCAGTAAAATGATATGTTAGGATACCTGTTTGTTGATAGTGATGTAGTAGCTCTTGACTAATGTTGTCGCCACTACGGAATCTAAACTTCTTCCAAATATTACCTACGTCACAGAATGTACATCTGCGCACACAGCCTCTACTGCCGGTTATACTAGCAATGGGTGTTCCTGTGTCATTAGCTGAACTAATATATTCTCTAAACTTAACTTTTTTATAGCTAGGAAATGTAAGACCATCTAGATTGTCAATCTGCGGAACCCAATTTTCCCATTTGGCTCCTTTAACGTTTAATCCTAGTTCGTGCTGTCCTTTAAGGAATGCCTCAAATATATAGTCACCTTCACCTAATACATAGTAGTCAAGTAACCCTTGGTCCATTAACTGCTTGCCCATAGTAACGTTAGGCTCTGTTTGATATCCTATGCCCGGGCCGCCAGCAATGATAGTTGTGGTCATTTTTTCACGTATAGCTTGTGTGACTAGCTTTGCGTAAGGATGTTGTATAAAGCTCAAGACTGAAACAGCAATAAGGTCCGGATTGTATGCTATGAGTTTGTCTACACCTGCTGATATAGCCTGTTTAACCTGTGCTAATAACTCAGGGTCAATGGTTACAAAATGGTCACCTTCAACGGGAACTACAAACAGTCTTTCCCATAGACTAATGCCTAGAGCGTTCTTTACAATGATATTAAAGTCAAAGATATCATACTCTATGTCAAGTTTTTCACAAATGCCTGCTAGAAATGCGCTAGACGCAGGTGGGCGATCTACACTTAATAGTCCTGTTGATAGTACAGCTATTCGTTTGTAATTACTCACTGGCCAACATTTCCTCTAACTGTTTTAGGTAGTAAATAAGCGTTTGTTTTTTTGATTCGTTGTAGTCGCCAACAAGTGTTTCTTTAGCATCATACACTGCTGAATTAAATTTATTCTTTTCTTCTAATATCCAGCTGATAAATGGCATCTTAAACTTTACTCGCCATTCTCCGTTGATACCCCACGTTAATCCGTTTGGGTATGTTTGTTCTTTAGTATAGTACACGCCAGAGTATTTAACAAAATCGGGAACAGCTACTCCACCAATTTGTATCTGCTCTAAGGTTACTATTTGGTCTTCAATGATTTGATCATCAACGACTTTTGTGTTGTTGTGAGTTTTATCGTATAATTCTATGGTTAGTTCATGTTCGCCATCAACAAGAACCAAAGGGATATCTACCCTAGCCGATGGCCCTGTAAAGGTATAATCCTCGTACAGGTCATCGTCAAGATAAAATTTAAGTTTAGGCCAACCGTTGTATTGGCTGGCACTAAACACTAGAGATAGATTGTCATCAGTCATAGTTAAGTAAAATTATTCAACAGATTCGGCGTCAGCTTCTTCTGTTATTTCATTTGTACTTAGCAAATGAGAGTTGGATGAAATTTCTTTCATAACTTTATCTAAACTACCATCTTCGTTACGTTCCCATGCTTTACGGAATTGTTTAATAACAGTGCCATCAGCAAGTTTGTAGACTAGACTGTTACCTTCTTTTGATAACAAGCTCTTAGCTTCTAACATATCTACCATACCCGAGTAAGGACTCATACCTGTTTCATATGGAATCTCTACTTGTACTGACTCAAACGGTTTAGCATAACGTGTTTTCATAATCTTACAAGCGGCACGGATACCGTTAACTGTTGTAGTCTTATTACCATCAGCATCTGTTTTAAGTTTAAGTTTGCGCATAGCTACTACAATACTTGATGCGTAGATAAAGCCTTGACCACCTGAAATCTTATCATCTGGGTCAAACATATCTTGACTAGCGTAGGTATGGTTAGTTGCTACTAGACCTAAGTTCAATGTACCAAACATGTTTACACAGTTACGTACAAGTGCTGTAAGTGCTTTAGGTTTACGACCCATATCACCTTTCATTTCACCGGCTTCAAACTGGTTAACGTCTGTTGGAGTTAACATCATACCCAAACTGTCTAGTACAAACAATACCTTAGGACGATCTTCTTCTGGTAAGGTACGATATTCTTTAACAAAGTCACTGATAACTTTAGCCACATCATCGATCATAGCCATATTAAGTTTAAGTAGTTTGCTTTCATCTGTGTCTACACCTAATGCGTGTAACCATGCTTCGTCAAGTGCGTTTTCTGTATCAATTAAGATTACATAAATGCCTTGATCTTGTGCGTTTTTAACAATGTTACCACTACAGATAAATGATTTACCTGCGCCCGATTCACCGGCGAATACAGTTACCTTACCCATTGGAATACCTTTGTGAAAGTCTCCACTTAATAGATAGTTTAATGTGTAGTTACCAGTTGAGATCCAATCGGTTGGATCGTTAAAGCCAATACCTAAGCCTTCAATTGACTTGGTAATCGACTTGCGAAATTTACTAATGTCGAATGGTTTTGCCATGATTAATCCTTATTGAAGTAATGGGCGGGGATATACCCCGCCCTGCGTGTTTAACTATTACGCTTTGTTTTGACGACTACGGATCATCGCTAGGATGTCTTCAGCACGTTGGCCGCCAGCGGCTGGAGTAGCTACTGGTGCTGTTGGTGTTGGTTCGTCTGCTTCAAATGGAGGATTTTCGGCTATCGGAGCTACTACAGCAGCAGGTTGTGCTACCGGAGTACTTTCAACATGTTCACTAACAACTGCGCGATCACCTACCGGAGCTGCTGAAGTTGCTGAACCTGATGGAGCTGCAACCCCACGTGGACGATAGTAAGCACCCCAACGTTCTGTGTCGTATGCTTGACCATCAACTGATGCTTCAAACATTTCTTTAATGACTTTTAACTCAGCATCACTTGGTTTCTTAGGTAAGAAATCACTTAGGTTGTGAAGACCGTTAGTGTCAATTGCTGTTGCTTCTTCTGAGGTTAGCGCACTTTCTTTACGTGACCATTTACTAGTACTATAGTCAGCATAACCACCTTTTGATGTTTTAGACACTGTAAAGTCTAGGCCACCTTGGTAGTCTGTTGGCAAGTTTTCTAACTCAGGGTCAAGTAGTGCTGACTTAACTAAGTTAAAAATCTGTGGACTAATAATAAATCTACGGATTGGGTTAGCTGGCGTGTTATCATCAGCTAGTGGATTGTCACGTACAAAGCCTTGGAACAAATATGATTTCTTTTTCCAATACTTACGACCCATTTCTTCTAAACTTGGATCCTTAAACCATGTACGCACTTCTGCTAGTACTGGACATTGGTCACCGTACATTTCCACGCATGGTACTTGTACTGTAACTGGTTTACTATCTGGTTGACCTTTAACGCCCGCAAACGTTAAGTTGATCATTAGACGTTCTGCCCAAAAGAATGTATTCTTTGGATCTGCGTCTGGGAGGAATCTGATTCTTGCCGAAGTGCCTTCTGGAATGTTCCAGTGAGCGTAGATAGCGTTGTCGCCACCTTGTTGTGAATTACCTGAACCACGAGTTTCTTGTGCTTGTAATTTCGCACGAATTTCTGCTAATGATGTTGCCATGATGTTTTCCTTTATGTTAAGTTGGTCTTTAATATGCCTAAAACGTATAAGCATTTATATACTATACGCTATAATTATTTATCTTACAAGAGATATTTTCGAATTTTTTCTACCAAAAGCATATAACCCTGTAGGTTAGGGTGTACATCGTTCCACTGTTGGTTAATAAGGTCAAATTTGGTGCTAGATTCTAACATTATTTGTTTAATTTCTGTACCAAACTTGAGCATAACTTCTACATTATCATTAAGTTGCGCAAACCACTCAAAGTCACTTAAGTACACATCTGTTGCTGTAGGTATTAGCAATTCTGTTATACTAGGAACAGCCGGTATTAAATTGCTGTAATTATATATACTAGGATGTAGTTTACTCCAACCGCCTAAACAGATAATTGGTTTATTTAATCTGTTTAGCGTTGTGTATAGGTTATTGTAATATACATCTAAACAATGATCAATCGAATCAAATGTAAGTAAGTGTTTAAAAAATACGGGTCTTAGTTTCTTAAACCCATCTTTATGTTGACAATGCTCCCTAAACGGATCTGTTTGTAAAAACAGTATATGATCTGCTGTGTTACCTTTAATACGCTGTGCTATATTATTATTAGCATCTCCAGCAACACTGATGTTGGTCACAGTGTATCCCTGTGATTCTAATATAGTTTGAATTCCTTGCCCTGTAGCAGTATATACTCCATTCACAGTTTGATATACGCCTATGCCCCAACTATCTCCAGCTAGCAGTATCTGTGTCATTGCTGTGCCCGTATTACATCTAAAAATACTTGCCTATTATGCTCTAATACGGGTTTCATTTCGGAGTACAGATTATTAATATCGGCATATGATAGCGTTGCTATACTATCTATTTCTGCTAGTACTGCTTGTTGTCGTAGATGGACATTGTCTATACTATCGTAACTTTCATCTATCCACGGTGCAAATGTTTTAAACCCGTAAGACTGTAGTTTAGCCAGCGTGCCCGCCCCACTCATGACAATAAAAGGTTTACCTATGTATAGATTTTTAATTGTCTTTTCGGTAATCCAACTAGTACCAAGCACATCGGTTTCACAAACAATCTCCATAAAGTATTCATTGTAGGGGTGGCGTTGACCTACTATTAGTTCGTGTGTGTAGGTTCTATTAGGAAACAGTTGATCGTAGACTATAGGGGTATGCTGTTCTGCCCAGGCAATTAACTCTTGATTATAATCAGTCATTTTTCTATCAACTAGCACGCCCTGTTCTTGATAGGATATTATACTGTCATTCAAATAGTGTTCGTACAAGTGCTGTGTAATAGCTAATCTAAATATAGTACCACGATTAAACCAAACAGCAAACTTTTTTGTAAAATTGCCCTGCGGTATAGAGATACCTTTAACACTGCTATACAATACCTTACACCAATAGGGTACACAATCAACTACATCAACTGTGGCATTAGGTATTGCTATCTCTTCTCTACAGATAACTGCGCAGGTGCTAGCAGTTAAATTAAACGTTTTAATTATATTGTTGATTACATCAATGGCACCAGAATGTTCTAGTATAGCACCATCTTCGGATATAAAAATAAAACGTTTATCTTGCCCTATTTTGTGTAGGTAATACAACAATTGATCATTGGCCCGTAGTGTTCGCTCACGCTCGTACAGGCAATCAAAGTTAATTACTAGTGTGTCGCCAAATTCTAATACAGTTTCATATCGATCATTTTGATCAATAACATTGTATACCTGTTGCCAGAAGAAATTAACTAAATCAGACATTGTAAAATACCCGTTTAACTTTATGAGCTGTTAGTCCAATAAATGTGTTATAGTTATGTTCTAATATATCATTCATAAGATCTAACATTTCAGTTAGTTGAGACACCTTATATGTTGATATTAGATCAAGCTGTGTGTGTATTGCTCGTATACGATCAGCTTCTGCGTAACTATCGTACTCCTCTGACCAAAACTGATCAAATGTGCGGAATCCCAATTTTCGCAAATTACTTAGATAATCTTTATTGCTCATTACTATAAAAGGTCTGCGTGCTATTATACAGCGCCACAACTTTTCTGTTACTAATAAACAATTGCCGTGAACATTGGGTTCAACCACAACATCTAAGAATATGTCGTGATAGTAATCTAATAATTTTAAATTTTCCGGATGTTGTATAGGCTCTAAAATCTGAGGCATATCTAGTGTACGTGGGCATGTACCAATAAACTTAGCTGCTTCTATATACATATCACAGCCCTGTCTAATCAAATCATCTATTCCTGTGTATAATTTAGGATTATAATTGTTAGTTGTTTGGTCGTACAAGTATGTTTGTAATGTTTTATCTGAGTAATAGGTATCTAATATAGTTGCTATCCATAGTCTTGACCAGTTTGTTCTACTAGAAAAGTTAGCAAAGTGTTTGGATGGAGTAGTGCCGGTTGATATAGTTCTATTAGACAACCATTCCTGTATGCTGCTAATCTCATACCAGCTGTTAGCATCACGTATTATTCGATATTCGCTATGTTGCTCTAACATATTAGCTGTTTTAATTGTAACGTTAGATTTAGGGTATCCGGTAGTATCACAGAACTGATCTAATAATTCATACAATCCTAATCCAATAGCACAAGACCCTTCAGGCAACATGTCTATTGTTGCTCGTTTGTTGTTGGTAAGGCAGTGGTATAGGTAGACTAGGATTAGATCCTTGCTCCATATCTTACGATCAAGTGTGCCAATGCTTAAGGTCATTTTATTTTTTTAGTTGACACATTTTCTAAATGTATAATTTTAGAGTCAATGTCGTCTACAGTAGGGCATTGACGGCAAATACTATTGGGCTTGCCAAAGTTAGCTAAAAATCGTTCTAATTCTAAATCAGAGCAATCAGAACCTATACCATGATCTATCATCGGTTCCCACAACTCCACATTAGGATTGCCTACTTTGTCTAGTGTTTCTTTTACTAACCCAGCAGTACTACATTTATGTAGTTTACCCTTGTGTAATAGCGGGCACGTTTGTTGACAACAAATAGCAAATGCCTTTGCTGGATCATTGTCGTGCGGTTTCATATCGCTGTATGTGCCTTGATATGTTTTATAGAATGTATCTGGACGCTTTACATGAAATCTAACACGGTCACCTGTGGTATGGCGTTGTATACCGTATTCAGTTACAGGTTGCCAATCGTATCTATCATAGATACGTTGTATGGTTGTTTCTAATCTAGGATCATCTACATGTACACCAATTTTAATCACACAGTTACCAATGTCGTGTAGTAGATCTACTATATGAAACTTTTTATCTAGGTTAATGCCATTTGTAGTAAAACGTATTTGAGCCTTGGGCATCAGTTCACGTAGTCCCACAATCCATTTGTCTACTTCCGGATTGACCAATGGTTCGCCACCTAAGATACCAAAGTCTAATATATCAACTCGATCCAGCCATGCTTCTAGTTCTTGACGTCCTTGCGCCCAAGTAACAAATCCAGTGTGTGTTAGGTCACTGTAGTTAGTACAGCCGTGACAACTTAGATTACACACCTGCGTAATCATAGTTTCAACAAATGGTAATACTAGTTTTATACTCATATAATTACTTATCAGCCAACAAAAAAGGCACTATAAAAGTGCCTTTTCTAATTGATATTATATTTGTTATTTTACTAAGCCCGCTATCTTACGCATTTGTGCGATGTCTTCATCGAACTGTTTATTGTATAGTGTTACATCGTCTTCTGGTTCGCCCTTGGCCATTGCCTTAATACCTTGAGGAATAGTTTTAAGTTTGTCTTTGAAGCTTAATGGTTTTGCGCCCATACGTTTTAGTTTTTCATCTTTGTTAACGTGATCGTCACCTGCTACAGATTCGTCCATTTCTTCATTACCATTGTCACAGCAACATTTAGCACTGTCGCATGCGTCACAGTATTCTTCTGATAAGTGTTTTTCTAATTGTTCAGGTAACTCTGAATATTCTACGCCTACTTCACGATATACTTCGCGGACCATAATGCTAATATCGCTTGAGCCTAATTCTTCTACCGGTGCGTGGAATGATGCTACATCACGTGCGGCATTCATAACACCATCTGGACCTGCTTTCATTAATAGTTCTTGATGTTGTCCAATATTACCCAAGATTCTACGTAGGATAGCTGATTGGATAGATTCAATTTGATCTTCGCCCGCATAGTCATCATGTGCTTCATCTACCACCGGTTCATCTGTACCGCTTGCGCCATATGTGTCACCTTCGGGTAATGATTCTGCTTTTTCGTTAGCCGCAACACGTAGTTCATCATCACTGACGTTCATTACTTCTTCTGGGCTTGCGCCTAAAAAGTCTAACAATTCAGCACGTGTCATGCTATCAACTGGGGCATCACCTGTGCCAGACTCGCCTAATTCGCCCGAGTCTACATCACCAATTTCGTTCATAAGCTCTTGATACACTGTTGGAGCATTATCATATACCCAACTAACAATACTGTCACGGGCATCGGCGTCTGGATTTTGTTTGGCCTGTGCTACTAGTTTGCTTTCTAATTCGTTGCTATTAATAGCATCACGTATTGCTGCTACTGCGTTAATACCATCAACCCCAAACGGGACTGGTTCAGCTAATAAGTCTGCTAGATCATCAACACTAATCGGTTCATTACCGGCATCGTTGCTATCATCCCAGCTTTCAGCTACCCCATTGGCCCAATTTTCAAATTGTGCCGAGTATTGATTTGCGTTTTCTTTTTTCATATTATAAGCCTTGTGTACAATTGGTAGTGCTTGTGATAGTCTGTCAGGAAACACTTTCTTAACAAACTTCTCACGTAATTCATCTTCATTAAACTCGTCTGTTTCGTTCAACGGAGGAGTATATGATTCTTTATATTCGTTATAGCCTTTTTTACCCTTCAGTTTCTTAAGAGTATTTTTAAGCAGGCCGTGATATTCAAATGCTGATTCTAACATATCGTTAGTAGTAGCATCTTCAAATTGTCTATGACGCATACTGTGAACAAATGGGCGCAGTTTGTTTAATTCTTCAACCATTTCACAGATATGTTGACCAAATTCGTCACTCGGTGTGCCACCTGCGCTGATATGACGTGCCATAGCACGGGTGCCAATTAGGCTTTCGAATGGCATACGGAAACGCTCGCCTTGATTGTTTTCTACAAACAATGCCGCAATGTTACGTGAACGTGCACCACGTGTTTCGTCGGTAATAGGTTTAGCATGTGCTACCTTGATACGCACAGGACCAAAGTCCTCATAGCTACGATTCATTGTGCCATACATACGACTTTCACTAACTACTTCGTCTTTATCGTAGGTACTATCAGCTTTGCTTACCTGTTGTAGATCACGATGTTTAAGTGTTGCGCGAGTGATATCACGTGGCTCAAAACTTAGTAAATTACGTTTAGAAAATTCACGTAGTTCACGTAAGAACGCATACCATTTGTCGCGCTCTTCATCTTGTAATTCGTGGCTAATGTTTTTACTAAAATATACTTTAAGACTAGACTCGTCAATAAGGCTAATAGTAATATTGCCGTAGTTTTTATCATCGACTACATAGTCAAAGTTGAAGAAGCGGGCATTTTCAGGATCTTGTGTGGCTTTAGCTTTATCGTCGCCTAGGCTAACATCCTCAAATCTGTCACGTATTTTTTCAAATAACGCTTCTGCTATTTTATCTGTTTCTCTCATAGTATTATTTATCTATTCTTCTTAGCAGCGTGTACTGCTTATACCAATTCATAATAAAAGGTATTAAAAAAGTATGAATGGCATTGGCTCGATCATGTCATCCAATGTATCTCTCATAGCATTGTCGAGACTACTGTCATATGATTGTAATAACATTGCCATGCGGACTGACAACAGTAAACTCATCACTAGGTCATCAGTTTCACCGGGTTTAGCAGCATAACTAGGACCATTGGCCACAAACGTTTTAAGTTCGCTAATAAGATTCTTACTATTAACAGTCATCTTTCTACTTTCTATTAGGTTTTTTAACTTAGCGCAGGCACTTAATTTTGATTTATTTGTAGTATTAAATCCTTTACGATATCTGCGGCCGCCGCCCATTGACTTAGGCTCACTCAAGAATGTTCCTTTGATATTTTCCTCGCCCAACTCCGCTAGTGCCACTAACGCGGCTTCTCCTAATGTATTATTTTCTAAGCTATAGTAAATGTTATTAACAGAAACTGTTTCACTTAGGTACTTGGTAATTTCACTGAGAATAGCAATTTGTCTTTGTACAATAGTACGATTATGTTGCCACTCACCCACTTGTATAAATGTAGGCAGTTCAAATACCTGTATAGCACTAGGGTCGCCACCTGTGCCTAGACTAGGATCTAAACTTACAAGATATGTTTTGTTAGCTTCTGGCTTTTTATACCATCGTACTTGGCCCTGGCGCTCTATAGGGTCTTTACCTTCCATATCAACTAAATGACTAGGATTAATTAATGTTTCGTCCCAGATAATGAACTCACAGTCCATTTCACGGCGGAAACGTTCATCACCTAACTGTGCTCTTTGCTCCATAGCCCATTTTTCGTCACGATCTGGATGTTCTCGCCAGTAGCTACGGAATGCTCTGAATCCATTTATTCCTAACTCAGTTGGATTGCCAAACTCATCTACGCATTTGTTCGCACCTTTCCATAGGGTAGCAAACTGGTCTTCATCGCTGTTGGGCGTTGAAGTAATAATACATTTACCACCAGTTGCTAGTGTGGGACTAATAGAAGTCCAAAATTCTCGTCCTATGGTAGGGCGAACGAACGCAAACTCATCGCAATATAGTAGTGATATAGACATACCACGACCTGTGTTTTCAGTAGTTGTGGCACTTACTATACGACTACCATTATCAAAATCTATACTACCTTTGTTATAGCTAGTAGCACCAGCACGTATATAATCGGGTACGCTTTCGTAAGCATATCGAATACGCTGCATAATTTCTTGTGAACCTGTGTATTTGTGTGCGGCAATTAGGATAGTACTATCTGGTACAAACATAGCGTACCATAACAAGTAACCTGCGGCACTTGTTGACTTACCTGTTTGTCTGGGCATTAACGATATACTATAACGATAGTTATGGTAGCTGTTAATTAGGCCTTTTTGATAGTCAAATGGTTGATACAACATACGGCCCCGAGTAGGATGCTGTATGTAAAAATAATTACTCATAAAGTATTCTGGCCCAGTAATAGGGTCAGCGCACTTTGCGAATTCTTGTAGTTGTTCTTGTGTGTAACTCTCAATGGTATGAGGTTTCTTTACTAGAACGTTTTCGGTTGCTCTGGGTTGTGCCATGTAATTACTTATCCTGGCTGCGAGGTGGTATTGCTAAATTACCAGGGACTTTCACCTGTTAGATATGGTTTACTAAACCATAAACGGAACCATTCTGGACTTCCTGGTTGTACGTTGTTTTCGTTTTGATAGTTAATCTTTTCCATAGCAGTTATACTTGTATTACTACCTGCTGTAGTTACACTACCTGGGGTAGTATATTCTTGTAGACGGCCTACATTAAGACCAGGAGTTAAACTAATACCAGCTAATCGTTTCATATCCAATAGAGGATCATTTTCATCTAATACTGCTTCAGGTATAAGATCTTCTGTTTTATAAAAGTCAGTCGACTTTAAATGTATATGATTAGACACCGTATTTGTTCTTTTTGCGTTGAGCTACTGGACTAGTTTTATTAACTTTATCTAGTTCAGAAGATTTTTTATTACTTTGTTTTTTAGTAGGAATACCAAATTTCTTTTTAGCATGATCAATGATTTCGCGTTCGCCTTCTGTATAGGCAATAGTAGCAAATTCACTGCCCCAGCCGCCTTGATCATCAACGTCACGATCACTATTAGGACTGCCTGCTAGTTCAATGCCAAATCGATACGCCAAATATGGATTATTGTTATTATCCAGGCCCGGGTAGCTTTCTAAGCCAGGGATAGCTCTACGAGCTCCCTTTCTTAGTTTAGCTTCAGTAACGATTTCGTTAATTTTCATTAGGCTTTGATATCGCTAATTAAACTTTCGTAGTCTTTCCATAGGCTTTCTTCAACTGCTAACGGATTAGCAGCTTTATTAGCTGTGCGTGGATCTTGACGTTTAGATTTATGTAAATCAGTACCATTCGGAATTGCTGCGCTTAGTGGAGCAATTTTTTCATTTGGTGTATTTACATACTCAATGTCACGTTCTTCAGCAACTTCACCGCCCTCGTCACCTACTGGAATTTCTTGTGCTACCGGCACTTCAGGAGCAGCCACTGGCACTGTTGGTTCGGCTGGTAGCTCTGCTGATTGTAATCCAGCTAACAACTGTAATACATGAATACCATCAGCACTATCTGCTGACGCATTAATTGTTACGTTAATAGCTTCTTCAACTTGTTGTTTTTCTTGCGATACGTCACCAGAAACACTATGAGTTTTACCACCAACTACAAATGTATCTTTACCTGACTGTATAGCATCAAGACGTGCTTTAGTAAATTCGTTACCTTCATCTACAGAAACTTCTGGAGTAGTATCTACGCCACAGGCATTTAAGAACATATCACGTTTAAAACGTGGATTTTGTTGAGCAAAAATACCAGCATGGTGATGTGCTAACTCTGTAGCTTTCGCACGGTCTGGATTTGCTTTGATTAAATCAGCAACCATACGGAAATCTTTACGACTAACAGCTTCATCAAGTTCAGTTACTTCAAGTACTGCTGGTTTAACTGTTGGAGGTAAACCTGCTAATCTAGCAATCTCATCTAATTCTTCAGTGTTTGATACTATTGGTGCTGACACAGGTGCTGTCATTGGAACAATACTGCTTTCAGCAAGTTCTTTACAATAGTGAGCATAAGCACTAGCTACATCGCCCAAGAAGTCTTCATCCATTAATAAAATGTTTCTAGCACGTTCTGGTTTCATACCGCGTGCTACCATTTCTTTACGTACAGCCGCTTCAAAATCACCAGTTGATGTGTCTAAATTTGGATTGTCTTCAGCTAATGCTTTGCCAATTTCTTCGTAATAATAATCACTCTCTTGGATCATACGACTTTCTTTAAGTTTAGTAGGTTTAGCTTTTTTCATATCAGGAGCAGAATTTTTAATAGTGTCGCCAAACTCTGTACCTTCATCTAAATTACCTGCTTTTTTTGCTTTCCATGCTGTAGCATAAGCAATGCCTTTTTCTTTCTTAGATAGATTACCGTCTTTACTATAACCTTTCTTAATGTGTTTAACCATACGTTCGGCTTTAGCACCTGGAGGTGCTACTTCATCTAAATCGCTAACGTCATCTTTCTGTGCAGCGCCACCGTAGGCTTTACCAGCAACTTTACGGATTGGGGTGTTTGTATTGCTACCACCACGCTCAGCACGTTCGTCTTCTTGACGGTCTTTTAATGCTTGTAGACGTTTACGTTTAGCAATAGCATCGGCATTAGGTGCTTCTGGCTCGTCGTAAGCCGCTTCATTCATCGTTGCTTCTTTCTTTTTCATTGCCGCAACAAAGTCTGCTAGTTTACAATCAGGATTAGATTTTTTAAATTTTTCGTAGTTTGCTTTGAACTTAGGGTGTTTAGGATCATCAAGTGTATATGGACCTTGACCTTCTTTAATTTTTAGTTTGCTGGTTAGATCTTTTGCGTCACCGCCAAACATATCTTTAAACGCACCTTTAGCATTGTTCTTATCTTTAACTGCTTTCTTAGGTGGTTGATTAAAAGATGAGGAGTGACGTACACCGTATTCATCGTAGTCGTCGCTACTAAAAGGTTCAGCTTTTTTTTCCTTAGCAGCTTTCTTCATTGGCTCTTTCTTGTCGCCATCTTTGTCCATGTCTAAGAAGTCTGGTTTGGCAGATTCGTTAAATGTTTGGAATTTAGCTTCTAAACTTTTAACAGCTTCCATGATATCACCTTTTGGCTCTACACTTTCGTATAATGGCTCTGATGATTTTGGAGTTGCTACTTCGGTAGCAAACACTGATTTTAATTTACCTAAGATATCGTACATATTGCTCATGTTATTTCTGTCCTTTTTTAGCGGATGGGATCTTATTTTGATTGCTACCTACAGGGCTAGTATTGCCTTGTGGTAATTCGTTGGTTGTTTTACCGTTGTTGCTTTCTGGTGTGTCATCTTTACCTTCAGCAATATCTTCTTTAGGTGTTGATAATTCTTTAAGAATACTATTAAAACTCGCATAGTCTTTACCAGCCTGTGTTGCTGCCGGATTGTCTTCGTAAGGTTTATCTAATACTGCTTCGCCTTGTTTAAATTCACGTAGATCGCTGTCACCACTTTCGTTCCAACGCCATAGTTCTTCTGGGTGGTTCTTAGGAACAACAAACACATTAGCTGCCGGAATATTAGCACGTTCAGCAATAACAGCACGAACCTGATCATTATTACATGGGTATTTAAGTACCGCATCTAATAGATATACTTGACAATTTTTGATGTTAGGAAAATCAATATCGCTTTCCATGATTGGCAAACGCTTTGGTGTACTTACGCTTTCTACCGCGTATGCTTCGAGAGCTGCTTTGATTTGGTCCATTCTTTCGTTAGGGTCAAAGTTAGCAATCTTAACACGGAATTCGTAAGTTTTTTGATTCTCTGCTAGATAATTTAAAAAGTTCTTCATACTCGTAAGGATCCTGTATAGTGTTATTTATGCTACTTTGGCAAATTACTCTTGCCCAAAAGCTGGTTTAATAGTTCGTTGCGATCAAGTATAACGCCTTTACCGTCTTCGGCGTCTAGTAGCTTGCTACCGTCGGTTTTTTCAGCATCTTTGGCTGCTTGTTGATCTAAGCGCATTTTCTTAAGCTGTAGGTCTACCATACGTAGCTTCTTATCTAACTTGGCTTGTTTAGCTGTAATAGCATGTCCTAGCAGTGTGCCCGCTGTGGCTAAGATATGCCCGCTAAAACGTGCTTCCACGTTCATGCCTAGATCAATTAGGTCATTGAACTTTTCTTTAGCTAGATCGCTTAGTTCATCTAGTTCTTTATCACTAGTGTCTAAATCTGCTACAAATGGCAGTGCAGCATCTATTTTATCAATCGCACGATCAACGTCTTCAATCATAGCGCGATTGTCTTCTATAGTGTTCTCTGCTTGTTCAACTGTTGTTTCTTCCGCAGGCGGTAAATTAAATAGGTCTGATAGTTTTTGTGTCATAGTTTATTATTTAACGTTTCATATTCTTGAAGATGTCGTATTCGGTTACAACTCTAAATCGAATATTGTTGGCTCTACACCACGCATCAGCGGCGGCCCATTTGGCCATGTTCATTGCTACCATAAGTTTATCACGATAACTACGTGCTGATTCCATCGTGGTTTCAGTACTGGGTTTAATTTCGATTAGTTCAGTGTGCTTACGTTGATTAGCATCTACATAGACTATTAAGAAATCTGGTACATAGATTGTCTGTTTGCCTTTTACAGGATTGAAATAAGGGATCTGTATTGCTTCACTGGCCCAATTAACTATTGCTGGATTATTATCGCAAAAACTACAAAAAGTAAATTCCCAACTGCTACGATAGGTAGGAACTTTTTTACCTATGTATTTTTCTGGGTGTTTGATTGTGTATTTGCCGTTGGCATACTTACTCATAATTACGCTAGAATTGCTCGTTGAATGTATTTGTTAATAGGTGGACTGTTGCTAATGCCTAATAGACTAGTTTCTACTCTATTAAAGTTTAACAACATTGCTAGGTACGCACTAAGTTCTTGTGTTTTTAGTTTACGGAATTCATCTAATAGCGACATAATATCCATACCCTGTGTTTGAGCAGTATAGATAACTGACGCCGCTAGTAATGTGCCGCTAGATTTATCTCCAGTTACAGACTGGAAGTATCCAACAACCGCATCGTTGACGTTTTGATTAACATTATAATTTTGTGAAAAGAAATTGTTAAAGTATTCAGTTGTGTTATTTAAACTTGAACTTGGTGGTAAATTGCCGATAGCCATAGTTGTTCCTTATACGTTTGTGATACCTTGATTACTTGACGGTAATTGATTATCTTGACTATTAATATTGTTTGTATTGGTAATCTTATTAACACCCGGAATTGCGCTAATTGCCTTGCTAATACCTTGATTAATACCAGCGGCTGTTGGAACAAAAACTGTGCTCAATGGATTTTGGCCACGCAATATATTTTTACCCAGTTGTTGTAGTTCTGCCGATGCTACGTTTTTCAAATTGGTATTTTTAAAATTATTTGCTGTTCTAAATCCACCCAAGGCAGCCTGTACAAAATTGCCATTGGCTAGGTTAGTTGTTACATCGCCTATACCTTCAATAAGACCACCTGGGCCTAAGATGCTTGTGGTGCCACCACCTAAACTGCTCAGTGGGCTTGCTTGGTTGTCGTAGTGTATTACATTAAATCCTTGTACTGTGCCATTGGTTACTGGACCAGTTTCGTAGCGTACTGCTTCGTATGCTACAGTCATACTATGTTCCATAGTATCGTATTCGCCAGCTATGTGTTGGCCGTGTTGGAAGTTAGTAATAGTTGGGCGCATCAATATATAAGAACTAAAGCTCTTTTGATGTAGGCTGTATATTCTTATAGCGTTAATATAGGTTGGTGTGTTATTACCGCCTTGTGGAGTATATCCCCAAGTTTGTTCTTGTCTTTGTTTATATTTGTGATCTTGATGGAAAAGTGATTCTTCGTGATCGGCATCTCTATAGTAGTAAGAGTAATAGTTGTACCAAAATTCACGCACTACATCTGCGCTATCATCGTGGAATGTTAGCGAAATTGGATCATAGTTAATACGTTCTTGTATTATGTTCTTTCTGTTGTAGGCGTTTAATGTTTTAGTTTGTACACTAAACTTAGGTAAGTTTACACTTTTAGCCATTAGCCCAATTTCAATTTGACTATTTTGATCTACTGTTGCTACTGTTGGATTAAGGTCAATGAACACATGGTACATTGTGCCAATTTTAGGACTTAATCTATATAGACCATCAACAAAGGTACGAGAGGCATGTTGCCAGTCGTGAATTTCATCACCTGTACCTAATTGTTGTAAAAATTGGTTAAAGAACCCTGCCATAATGTTTACCTATTTACATTATTTATCGAGATAAAAAAGCCCGGATTTTAACCGGGCTTTAAGTTGTGTCATCTGGATTAACCAGTAGTTGTTACACCTAACGTTCTAGCTACTGTACTACCAATACCTGTTTCTTCTGGAGTTTGTACAGCATTGTCATAGCGGATTGTTAACGCAATAGTCATTGGATCATTTGTACTATAATCAGCATCGCCGTAATCAGCATTACTAATATAGCAACCATATAGTTCCCAAGTTTCAAGAACATTAACTTGATTTGCTCCGTTACCACCATCCAATACTTCTAGTTTAGTGATAAATTTATAGTCAATGCCGCTTGATGCGCTTGATTGTTCCATAAAGTCGAATTGTTTTTGCATTTGCTCGCCAACACGTTTAGAAACACCGCCCGATGCGTCATCGCGCATTGTAACGGTAACTGTTTCCCATGTTGGTTTGCCTGCTAAGTAGATCTTACTGTTGTAAACAGGGATTATAATTTCTTCAAAACTTAGTTTAGGACGAGTAAAGTTCATAACTTGTTTTGTTAATTCTGTAGTAGCCGGATCTACACCAAAGTTTTCAAAAGTTACGCGAAAGCGGAACTTTAATTTTGGCATTAACAGGCCTTGAGCTGATGCGCTTTGGTCTGTTGCTAACGGTACTGTAAATTTGCTTAATGACGCTGTTGCCATTTTATTATTCCTTTTATATATTTATACCAATTCGTCTCATAAAATCTAGGGGAATTTCTTCCCCTAGCTTATGTTATAATTGGGCTCCTGTACTTCTAATACGTACTGGAACATAGATGAACTCAATTGCTTTGACTGGTTTAATAGCAATATCAACATACAATTCATTACGATCAATACGATCCGGTGTATTGTTTGTTTCGTCACATACTACCAAGTAGTCGTATAAACCACGTTTAGCAACTACATCATTCAATACTGCTTCAAATGATGATTTAACTTGGTTACGAGTAATTGTATCATTTGGTTCAAATATGAACGGACGAGCAACTTTGTCTAATACTAAACGTAAGTAGCAAATTAAACGTGCTACGTTAACACGATCCATTGCGCTTGTCATTGGGCTACGAGTTTTTTGACCGTATGCTACTAGACCAACACCTGGTAATACTGTTAGCGGGTTAACTCTGTCTGCGTATAGTACATCACGTAGGCCAACTGTTACACCAATGCTACGGAAAATGCTTTCTGTAGTGTCAATATAACCAATTGCGCTAACGTTATCAATAACGCCACGGCGTACACCAGCAGGAGCAAACCATGGGTAACTAACATTATCACTACGGATGTATGTACGTAACATCATGTGTGATGCTGGAACTACTACGCTTTCACCACCTAAATCTGTACCAAATCCAGCTGGGTAGTAAACACCTAAATATTCACTGTTACTTACTAGACCTTTAGGACCGTTGTCTAATGCTAGGTTAGTATTTTTAATCCAAGGTTCAATATTAGAACTGTTTAGATCTAATGGACTATCACCAATGATGAACGCTGTTTGTTTGCGATCGTTGTTTAGTGTAATCATGTTTTGAATTAGTTCTGGGTAACCTGGGCAAACAATTAAGTTAAACTCTGTTTGCTCTTCACGTAACTCAGTACTTGATTCAATAGCAGATTTCATTGCTTCAACGATAGTGTTGCGTTGTGCTTTGTGTCCAAAGTATGGAACAGCATCGCTATCAACACCACTATGTGAAACCCATGCGCTTACTACTGTGGGCTCTGGGCTTGCGCCTTTATGCCATGTGCTTTCAAAACGTTTAACATTGTAACCACTACGACGTGTATTAAACAATAACGCACCGCGTGGATATAATTGGTAATCAGGAGCATCTTGGTCTAAATAATCACTTAATGCTAGTGTACTGATAGCTACAGCATCTGCTGTAATTGGGTTAACTGTACCGCTAGTGTCCCAACGGGCATCAGCAAACACAATACCATCAACGTTAATTTGATCAGTATTATCAATTAATTCCCATGTTGCGCCATCATAGCGACGAATTACTGGATAATTTTCTAAGTCACCTGTGTCAATCCATAGCTCGCCTGGTACTACTGGGCTTGAACCATCTGATTGTGTTGTTGGTTGTGTAGCACTTAGGATTGGGCCTTCTGAATCTGTTGCTGTTAAATCATAACCACGAGCGTCACTACCAACTTGTCTATATCCTTTCCAGCCATTTGTGCCATCATGAATCATAATGTCAACTTCTAATGGGCTGTTATAGTACCATAGTGTACCATCAGTTGGGTTGCTGTATGGAGCAGATACTGATGGTGTATAAACTAGATCTCTAAATGGACTAGCAAAGTACACGTCTGTATCAATTTCTTCTACGCCTGGTGCTGTGTTTAAACCAGCATCACTAATAGGAGTACCAGAACCTTCTGATAATTTAATTGTACCACCAGCTAGGTGTGTAATGCTTACTGCTCCGCTTGATTCAACAGTAGCAATAACATCTCTTAAATTAGCACTTAAAATATCAGCTACGAATGATGAAGCAGTTGAACCGCTCATTGTGATTGTTGCTGATTGTGGTGTAATATTACCTGCTACACTTACTTCAATTACAAATGTTTCAGTTGGAGTAAATGATGGAGTAATATCTTGACCTGTAATTTTAAAAATACCAGCGGTATTTTTTCTACGTAGTTTAAATGTACCTTCAGCATTGTCCATGAATGTGCCAGTATTAACATCATACTCTACATAGATAAAACCAGCTTCTAATGTGCCACCACCACCATTTGGATCTAATCCGTAAATTGCGGCATTATCATTAGCATATAATGGAGCACTTAATGTTTCCCATGAAGCTAATGCTGAACTGTAGCGTTTGATACCAAAATTAGCACCGTTGCCGGTTGCTGATGTTTTAAACCATACAGAACCTGCCGGGCGTGTATTTGGAGCATCGCTTTCTCTCCATGCTGGGATATTACGATAGTCACTAAATTGGATTGTTGGACCGTTAAATGTCTGTGTATTAGATGTAAGTAAACCTAGTTTAGCCGCAGCATCAACTCCGCCAATTGTAGTTCCTTTAGCAATAGTTACTTCACCATCGGCTGTAGTGCCGTTGCTTTCTGAGTTACGATCAATACGAATTTCAATTTGACCAACGCTATTTACTGTAGCTTTTACGCCAGCAATACCAGATGAACTAATTTGTTGTGCTACGTTTGCTACTGTAGTACCAATAAGTGTAATATTAGCACCGTTGATAACTAGTTTATCTCCAACGCTTAAATTAGTTGGATTAGATACTGTACCGGTTAATGTAACAACGTTACTTTCCCATTCTTCAGTGCCTACTAAATTCCATCTATTTAAATAACCTTTTTGGTATATTGGGTTGTTGGTGTTTCTAGCAACTACAGCATATTCACCGATCGCACCAATTGAAGATTTAGGAGTAGTACCATCTACATCATCCGCACTAGTAATTACGCGAGTTGATTGTAGAGTAAATCCTGTTCTTGCTGTGTTAAATTCGTATATACCAGCACTAGTAGCACCTAAATCTAACCAATATGTTCCATCAGTCGGAGTGCCAGTTGGGCGGATTGTTGTTCCTTCTAACTGTGCTAGGTCAACGTTTGCACGTTGGATATAAATTTGATTTGAAACGCCCAATGCGCTGTAAGCCGCTAACAAGCCGTACTCGTTACGCTCGTCGCCATGTATTGGGTTGTCTGATGCATCAACTTGGAATGTTGGTGTACCATATTTCAACACTAAATCGCGTTGACTGGTAATTTTTTGTAATTTACCAGCAGTAGCTAGTGTTGTGTAGGATGCTAGATCGCCGCCCGGTGTATCTTTATCTTGAGCAGTAGCAAGTAAAACATAAGCAACTGTGCCTGCCGCTGTTGGAGTATATTGACTTTCATCAATTACCGTTACCTGTACTCCTGGTGAAATTAGTGCCATAGTATTGTTCCTCTAATTAGGTTACTTTAAACTATTTATAAGTTATTTTAATTTTTGGTTGGTTATGCCGCCCTTTTAAAGGTTCATATAAATAACTGTATGCAATGGCGAAATTTATGTTCTGTGTGCGGCAAAAAGCCCGTAGCTGTCAACTATAAACGTGAAGGAAAAACGTATTATAGGACTCGTTGCGACAGTTGTATTAGAAAAAAGAAAAATATCCCTGTGCCAAAACCAAAATGGCTAGCAGTAGGATATAAGAAAAAACCACACTGTGAAAAGTGTGGCTTTAAGTTTAAGTACAAAGAACAATCATTTGTATTTCACGTCGATGGCAATTTAAACAATACTAACTTATCTAATCTAAAAACAGTCTGCGCCAACTGTCAAATTGAAGTTGCTAAAGAAGGACTAGGCTGGCGTCAGGGCGATCTCGTCCCCGACTTTTAATAGTTCCTCTACTTGTTCGTACAAGTCCTCAATGGTAGTATCGTTAGTAATAACTTTATCAAACTTACTACCTACCCAACTATATTCACTAGCATGAACGTTGGCTTCGTCTAATGCGTGTTTGCCTAATGCCCACCCAATACGTTTCTGACCTTTGTTGTAGTTCTTAGCATGCTCGTACCATTCTGGCTCAGGGCCGCGTTTAACTCTGAGTACTTTGGCGCCTATATTTTTTAGGGCTTTAATTTCGTTTGGAAAACGACAGTCAGTAATAACAATATCGTCTTTGCTGTGTAACAGTCTATTCTCCAGACTAGCCACCCACATGTCGTTATGGAATCCTCTACGTACTACTTCAGTGCCCCAGTACTGTAGAACCCAGCGAGGAGTAATATCCTGCTTTAGGCGTTTACTCCACCACTCGTCTCGAGTTTCGCGCCATTCACGGCTTTGTTTAGTTCGACCTTCTAGCAGTTCACGGTCCCAACCAAACACTACGCTTACAGCATCTTTAAGGCTGTTGGCAAAACTTTCTCTTTTGTAACCGTGGAAATTAACTAGATAATCGGCTATGGTGTCCTTGCCGGAACCCATAAAGCCGCAGATGGCGATGATAGAACTCATTGAAAACTCCTAATTGATATACTATTGTAATACAGTTAAGCTATTAGGTCTAGCAGTTTGGTTATCCAGTTATCCATGTCATTGGCATTCCGCCATCGACGTAATTTCTAATATCTTCGTCTAACTTGTCAAGCATTGCTTGACCCTCTGTTTTAAGTTGGGTTCCGTTAAGAGTGGTGCCGCCTTGTGGGCCAGCAATACTAGCAAATTTTTCACGTGCTTGGCCGACACTGATCATAACCAATGCCAATGCGTAATCTTGGATCCACGGAAATGCTGTATGATCATTTAATAACATTGCGTCTGGTTTGTAGTTGTCTATGTGTAATAGAACGCCTTCATTCCAATCTTCACTGTATGTAGGTCCTTGATATGGCATCTTACGCACAAGTGTTAGCTTATGTGTAGTTTTGTTCCAATGGTAATTAACATACCCACCAAACATCTTCATAGCTAGTTCTTGGTATCCAGTAAACAATTCATAGTTCACTAGTCCGCCAACACGACCAGCTACTAACATGTAGGTGTTTAAATACCCACTAGCAAATGGTTCGAATTGACTAGCAGTAGTACCAGACACGCTACCAATACCTCGACGATAGACCGCTCGAATATTCATAATCTCTCTTGGCAATATATATTCTTGCGTTTCTGGATATAATTCTAAGAACGCATAGCTTTCTTCTACGCTATTTGAACTACGCTGACGATAACGAATAAGGGCTTGTTTGATGCCCATGTCAAAATGCTCTTTGTCTGCTTCAACATCGACCATTCCGTCACCTAATCGTAGGCGTACATAGTCAATAATGTCGTTACGTTGATGATCAAGTGTAGCTAGTTCATCCTGTATGCTAGCACTGCTAAAGTCAATATGCCCGGCACCTGTACCTGTGTTGGCATTGAATAGATTGTCTGTAGTAATACTTAGACGAGAGTTTAGATTTCCGGTAGCTGTTGCCATTTAAATTATCCTGTTATCGTGTATTTATTATCAATAACAGGATAATTTTGTTTATGCTACTTTAAGTAGGATAGTGTCTACGTTAATACGGCCATTAAGTTTGATATCAGTTGCTTTGATATTATCCATAAACTTACGTAGCTCAATCTTGCCGGCACTTAAAAAGTCTTTTAACTGTAGCTCTGGCTTGCGGAGAGTTTTTTGTACGCTCTTAGACTCGTTAAAACCTGTTATAGCAGTACCCTTAACACCAAGTGCGCCACCCATTTCTTCTGCTACATACTTACCTAGCTTACGTGTTTTGGTGTTATAGACCCAAAGCTCTTGTGCTCCGATGATATCTACAGGACTAACCGAAACGAGTTTATTAGTTGTATCATTCTTTTGATACTTAAGTTTAGCAACCAACTTCTCTTTTTGTGGTGGTTTACGCACACTTGCTTTCTTAGTTGCTTTCTTAACCTGCCCGTATTGGGCGATGCCATCAAACAGTTTTGTATAGAAAGCATCGTAGCGTTTGTAGTCTGCTGACTTCATATAGCTGTATGCTTCTTTAAGATCTTCGTCATCTGTAGTCTTGGCTTCTACGATTTCAGCATAGCGACGTTCAAACACTGCCTGTATCTTGCCTAACATAGCCTGTGGTACGCTTTTGCCTGATAGGTATTCGTAGGCTTTTGGGTCTACCGTGGCACCTTCGTATAGACTATCTTCCAACTCTTCAAAGTGTAGGATATGAGTACGCATAATTTCGTTCATACGGTCTTGAATAGTAGGAACCTTAACTACTGTAGCATTGGATTTTTCTACTATTTCAGCAATCTTTTCTTCGCCAGCATCCATTTCTAATGTTTTATGAACAACGCCAATAATATACTTAATTTCTCGCTCACGCAACGGCATACCTTTACTGTGTGCTTTAATCAGCGCAGGAGCAGTTAACGGAGTATATCCATCTGTGCTTTTAGCAAAACGTGTAATAGTTACAGCATCTAATTTGTGTGCAACACCCGCTGTCTGCTTTAACCAATCAACTAAGTATTTTTTAAGCTCTTTGCTAGAATAGAAATAGTTGTAATAGCGCAAGCTCACACGCATGTGATGGTCAAAATCAACGTCATCCATTTTAAGAGCACGTTCGGTATCCCATACTGGTTCACTACCCACTGCTTTTTCATCAGCAAAAATTGGATCACGTGTTACTTTTGTTTTTTTCTTTGCTCCATCAATTTTAATTGCCATTTGCTATTTCCTTTTCTAATTCTCGCTTGACCATTTTATAGGCTGTTTTTGTGTGGGTGTCTATATCATCCCATTCAGTTTCGATTGCCTTAAGTGCCGCCCACAGATTGCGAACACCACTCATTTCTCCAAACCCTTGTACTTCTGCGTATGCTTCTTCTATTGTCATAATTAACATTATATAGCCCTTTCTATTAAAAGTCAACCAGCTAGTAATACCGCAAATGTTAGCATTCTATCATAAGATGCTATCTCTTCATTAATCTTATCTAGCATTTCTTTATGGACACGTGTTTGTTTTTGATATCTACGACAGTTTATTTCTTCTTTACTTAGGTCTTTAACCATTAAACCAATATTATGACTAATGTTCCATAGATCATTAGTATACTTGTTCATTTTGTGTATGGTTGCTTCAAGTGCTGTTTGAGTAGCTGGCCAATCTAAACTAGTCTGTATTTGGTATCTCATAGTTTTAGTATTATAACATCATTTGGCTAGCTTGTCAATGACGATAAATACTAGATAATTAGGAATGTTAAATGCCACGTTTAAGTTTATGGCGCGAGAACAAAGGTAACGATTACAGGTTCTTTGATCGTCGAATTAGTGAAATGTTCACTGTAGGTGGTACTGATGTATACGTACACAAGTACCTTGGCCCTAACACAGGTAATGTTGCTATCAGCGCAACTGAACCTGGATATGCCAGCGACAGTGCTAAAAATATTCAAGACCTACTGTTCTTAGAAAACCGTGATCGCAAATATGACGCAGATATCTATAAAATGCGTGCTATCTATCGTGTTAATGATAACGATTTTGACCTACAGCAATTTGGGTTATTCTTAACCGGTGACACTATATTCATGACCTTACACCTGAACGACATGGTCGATTCGATGGGCCGCAAGGTAATGGTTGGTGATGTGTTAGAATTGCCGCATCTTAAAGACTATTATGCGTTAGACGAAGGGTTAAGTGGTGCGCTTAAGCGTTACTATGTAGTACAAGATGCTACACGTGCGGCAGAAGGCTTTGCCCCAACTTGGTATCCGCACCTATGGCGCATTAAACTAGCACCAATGGTAGATAGTCAAGAATTCAAAGACATTATTAATCGTGTTGATATCGATACCGACGGTGACGGCATTCCGGATACTAGTTTAGGTCAACTAAACAGTACATTAAACAAACTATTAGAGATAAACGATGCTATTGTTGATCGTGCTGAAGTTGATTTGCCTGCCAGTGGATACGATACCAGCTGGATGTATACTGCTCCAGTAACAGAAAATGGGTTTCCGGGTGATCCGGGGCCACTAGATGCTAGTACCCTTACCGAAGACACTAGCGATAGCGTTCAAGATACTACCGCAGGAACAACACCGCCAAGCGCAAAAATACAAGGTTATTTAACTGGTGACGGTGTTCCACCAAACGGTGCTGTAGTTGCTGCTGGTATAGCGTTTCCAAGCAATGCGACCACTGGTAATTTCTATTTAAGATTAGATTACCAACCAAACAGACTATTCCGCTTCGACGGCAAGCGTTGGGTTAAAGTTGAAGACAATGTGAGAACAAATCTTACACCGGGTACTACTAACAAAACACAGCGCAATAGTTTTATCAACAACTCCAATGCTAGTTATAAAAATTCATTAGGTTGGGACGTTATTAAAATTGCCAATACTTATGTTCCGCCTGCTAATGCGATCACAAGTTCGTTTAATATCAGCACCGGGGCAGTAGTTACCGAGATTAGATACAATGCCAATTACGGTGTTAAAACTTTAATCAACGGAACTAAAGTCAACAACACATTAAGCAATAGCAGTGGTAATCTAGCAGTTACCGTTGGTACTGAAAACTTATTAATTGGGTCGCTATTAGAATACACAGTGTATGCTAATGTGGTCTATGAACGCCAAGGGCTAAGTGATGCCCTACGCCCAACATCGGATAATTAACTATGGCCGCACTTCAACAATTCTTTTATGATGCGCAAATTGAACGCTTTTTGGTTCAATTTATACGTATGATCAGTGGTTTCCAAGTAGAATTTGGCGCAGATCAATCAGGTAATACAACCTTACAGCGTGTACCTGTATACTACGGCGATGGCAGTAAACAAGTAATGAATATTATTCAAAATAATAGCGAAAACACATTACCAACAACACCCGCTATGACTGTGTATATTAGTAATCTTAACTATGATCGAGATCGTGTTCAAGACCCTGCTTACATAGGCAAAATGCATGTGCGTCAACGTTACTACAACGAAGCTACTCAAGAATACGAAAATCGTCAAGGTAATGCGTTTACTATTGAGCGATCAATGCCAGTTCCGTATACTATAGAATTAAAAGTAGATATTTGGACTAGCAACACTAAACAAAAATTACAGTTAATCGAACAAATAGTTCCGTTATTTAATCCTGCTTTTGAAATACAAAGCACAGATAACTACATTGATTGGACTAGTCTGAGTGTTGTTTATTTAGATAGTCCAAATTGGTCTAGTCGTAGTATCCCAGTTGGCACCGAGAATCCAATTGATGTTGCTACATTGACATTTAAATTACCTGTGTGGATTAGTCTACCAACTAAAGTTAAAAAACTTGGTGTTATTCAAAAAATTATTGCTAGTATACACGATGCGCAAGGTGATCTAAGCACAGAAGTATATAATAACTCTAATATCTTAGGCATGCGTCAATACTTTACCCCAATGGATTACGGATTGCTGTTAATTGGCAATAACTTAACCTTGCTTAAAGTACAAGACGTCGAAACTCCTAGAGAACCCACACTAGAAACTCCTACTAAAATTGGTACTAGAGATCAATGGCGTAATTTAATTAATGTCTACGGTGTATTAGAAAATGGTATTAGTCAAATTAGACTATTACAGGAAGATGGCATTACTGAGATTGTGGGACAAGTCAGCTATCACCCAACTGATGAATTGTTAATGATTTTTAATCCCGACATAGATACATTACCAAGCAATACCCTGTCAGCTATCAATGCGATTATTGATCCTACTAAAGCCACAGTCGATGCTAGCATACTCAGTCCAGCTACCGGTACTCGCTACCTAATACTTAAAGCAATTGGCAGTTGGGATAATCTGCCTGGCGAAGGTGCTATTGCTTGGCGCGGTTCAGATAATAGAGACCTAGTAGCCAACGCAAACGATATTATTGAATACAACGGAACTCATTGGAATATTGTATTTGACAGCCAGCAAGAAGATAATGTACAATATGTAAGTAATCTAACAAGTGGGACGCAATATAAATGGAATCTCAATCAGTGGGTGAAAAGCTGGGAAGGCGAATACAAAAACGGCCAATGGACTCTCGTCCTTTAGAAAGTGTAGGCGCTTTTATCTATTGTACCACAACCAAACGGTATCTATTCCTATTGCGTAACAGTAGTAAGTATTCTGGCACGTGGGGAGTTGTTGGTGGAAAGATAGAACAGGGCGAGCGTATAATTGAAAGTCTGTTGCGAGAGATACGCGAAGAGCTTGGTGGAACAATTCAAGACTCAAAACTTATTCCTATAGAAAAATTTACCAGCGACAACGGTAACTTTACATATCACACATTTATTGCGCCAGTAGATACCGAATTTGTTCCTGTGTTGAACAACGAGCATAGAGGTTACTGCTGGGTTGAGTTAGAAGACCATCCTAAGCCCTTACACCCGGGAGTTTGGCGTACTATTAATTTTAATGCCGTTGCGGCTAAGATTAAAACGCTAGAAGCAATACTATAGGTCCGCTTCTAATACCATATCACGATAACTAATACGTCTGAGATTCGAACAATACTTCCAGCTTTCTGGGATTCTATGGCGACCTGTTTCACTAACATGAATAAAGTCAACATCATCGTATACATCAAATATGCTTTTTTGATTTTGTTCCCATTTGCTGCCAGATATTGATGCTGTCCTAGCATCATAACCATTTGTATCAGCATATATATTATTGTTTCTTACTGCGGATTCTTGCCCATCAAATCCCAACATATAGATTCGTTTATGACCATCAAAAGCAGCTAGATATAAAGCAGTAGTACCAGCATCTGCGTATATATCGTGCGGAATTAGATAAAACTTATTAGGGAACTCTAACATAATATCAACACGAGTGTAGACTACATTATCAGCAGTAAAGTTGCTTGTTACTAATTCTTGGGCAACCCTACGATCCGAGCACACCAAAAAGTCCGGAGTGTAGTCTCTATAGAAAGCATTACACGCATACGTTTGTAGTGTGTCTGCTCCCAACAAGCCCGATTTATGACCCATTACATGTTTGGTATTAAATGTTAGTCGACTTTCGCCGTTGCCAAATACTACAGCACGATTTGATATTTGATTATTTGTAACATTATTAGGTACATGTTCTGTAACTGTATTCCAGTTACCATCTTGAAGAGTACGCTGGGCAATAATCTCTTCCCCAGTGTACCCTCTTCTATAAAGTTTATTAATTTTTAGCATTTATGTTTACACAATGTATGTTGTTTGTACTTTAACGTTACTGTTACTCAATGCTGTTGTATAATACAACCGCACATTACCACTAACTACGTTAGCAGTCAATGAACCCATTGCGTAACCAGCATTTATAATACCATATGTTGTAATATACGCATCGGCCGAAGTTGAAACCACCAATGCTTCCATTGCCTCAATGTTAGCTCCGTTTTTAACCTGTACAATATATTTGGCGCTTGAGTAATTTGATGTCGCAAAACTATCTATCACTGTAGTAGTTGAACTTGTATTAATTGCTGTTTGATCGTGTACGATATTGCCAGCAAAAACATTTTTCCAACGTTTAGTTGCGCTACCTAAATTGTATGTGTCATCGACGTTTGGTGTTACACTACTATTAACGTCTGCGTTAAACGCTACATTATCGCCAGCAGTATCACCAATAGTAATTTGTCCATCACTATTACCTTTAACAGTTAGGTTACCGTAGATTTCTACATCACCTGTAAATGTAGTAAGACCTGTTGTGTCTACTAACATTCGAGTTTCGCCCGATGATGTTCCAGTTGTTAAGAATAAGTAATCAACGTTTGCTTTAAAGTTGTTAAATCCAGATCCAATCTCAGCAACCGTTACAGTTGTGGTTAACGAACGAACATCAATAACGTCACCTGTTTCTGGAGACTCAGTGAATGCTAGCACATTGCCGCTGATACTATATGATGTAGAAGGAATTTGTACTACACCGTTGATCATAACCATTGTAGCGGTTGTAGTGGTACTGCTTGACAACACAAACGTATTAGCTACGCCATTGCCGTTAAAGTTATCAGAGGTGATAACAGTAAACGCACCCTGTGATGTTTGCCAACCGCCATCGATATAGTATTCAAATACGTTTGTAGTACTGTTTAAACGTATCATACCATCAACGTCAACGTTGCCTGAACTTCCTGGGCGATCAGATGACGCACCAATTGGAATAATCATCGCACCATTGCCGTTAACACGAAGTGTTGTGCCAGCTACAGAAGCAACATTACTGCCACCGATGGTAACTGTATCAGTTACACTGTCGGCGTAGATTAATGTATTAGCAAATTTACCATATACACGGAATGGATTTAGTGATTGGTTGATATTAAACTGCGCACCATCACCAACGTTAATGTTTCCGTCAATGCCTGCTCCGCCTGTTTCAATAACTAACGCACCGTTGTCTACACTAGTGCTTGGGAAACTACCTGTAATAATAGTTCCGCCAACTACAGCAATACTTGGTGTAATAATATTAGCTGTAATGAATGCTCCGCCATTAACTACTAGGGCAGCATTACCACCTGTGTCAGCATTTTGATTAGATATAACACGTAAATGACTACCGACAGTTACATTACTACGAGCAATCACTTCACTTGTTGAACTACCAATTCTGATACTTGTAGCATCACCTAACAAATCTGCTGTGGTAGTTACTGTGTTAGCAAAGCTAAGTGTTGATTGACCGCTGAATATTGTACTTGCGTTTGGCAAGTACAAGTTTGCGTTACGTATATTAAACGTACCACTTGCGGCACCTGCTACAACACTAGTTGCAGCACCAAACGCATTAACTGTAGTGGTGTCTGTATTAAACACTGCTACTGTGGCCTGTGTACTTGCTATGTTAGCCGCATTAGGCAAGTAGATATTACCACTGTCTATGCGTGTGTATCCTGTTGCGTCACCTAATGTTAACGCTGTTGCGGCATCCCATGCTGTAACAGTTGTAGGAACATTGTTCATAAACGCTACAGTTGATTGACCACTAAACACTGTTGAAGCATTTGGCAAGTACAAGTTTGCGTTACGTATGTTAAACGTACCACTTGTAGCACCTGCTACAATACTAGTTGCGGCGCCACCTACATTTAACGTAGTAGCATCTGTGTTTAATAAATTAAATGTAGCCGCTGTAGTTGTAAGGTCGCCACCGTTAACTGCTATATCACCCACTGTAGTAAAATTACCAGTACCTGATAAGTTTGCTACTAGTGTTTCAGCACCGTACCATTTAAAGTTAAATCCGCTGGTAGCTTCTGGAATACTAGACCACATTGTTGCGCTGTCAATACCAATAGCGTAATCAACTGTGCTACCACTTAGTGCTGGGTAAAGAACTACTTTAGTACCATCAGTTCTTGTGGTAAATGTTGGAGCACCTGTACCTGTAGCCGCCCAGTCAATACGATTGCTTGTTGCTCCGTTTAGGAATATTTGCCCATCGCCAGTTGTGGCACTACCAGCACGTGTGCTGACTATTTGCCCAGGTGTTGTAACTGTGGCATTGCGTAATGTTAGTGTACCTGTAGTTGCTCCAAGAACAAGAGCAGTGGCTGCGCCACCAATACTTAATGTTGTTACATTTACATTAGCAATATCAAGTGTCGATTGTCCACTGTATAATGTTGTAGCGTTTGGTAAGTACACATTTGCGTTACGTATATTAAACGTACCAGTAGTGGCACCTGCTACTACACTAGTTGCGTCACCAGCAAAGTTTAACGTTGTAGCAGTTGTATTATACAATGCTTGTGTTGTTTGTGAGCCAACTACGGTTGGGTTGTTGATTGTTAATGTACCACTAGTAGCACCAAATTCTAAATCAGTTGCAGCTTTAAATGCGTCTACAGTGGTCGCGTTAGCATTTAATAAATTAAATGTTGCCGCTGTAGTAGTTAAGTCACCACCGTTAACTGCTAGATCGCCAGACAGTGTAGCATCTATGCCTATTAGTGTCTTATTAATGTTCCAACTTGTTGTAGCATGTGTGTATAAGATAGTTGCGCCGGCGCCATCAACTGTTAAACCTGCACCGTCTGCCGCTGCACTATCAGCAGCACCTTTGGCTACTGTGATGTTTAAATCTTCAACATCTAAAGTTGATGTATTTAACGAAACAACGTTACCTTGAACAGTTAAATCACCAGTTACCGTTAAGTTAGCACCAATCCATACATTACCTGCGATACCTGCGCCGCCGCTTACACGTAAGGCACCAGTTGATGTTGATGTACTTGGTGTAGACGCTGTAATTTCTATGTTGCCAGCAACAGAATTGTTACTACCAACATATAAGTTGCCAGCAACACTAGCACCACCAGTTACTTGTAATGCTCCACTATTTACTGCGGTAGCCTCTGTTGTGTCTTTAACGTATACAATCCCGCCGGCGGCTACTGTTAAATCGTCACCTATATGGGCAGTACCATTGATACCCACGTTTGAGTTTAATTCATCAATGTAGACAATAGCAGCACTACTGTCACCATAGAATGCCGTGGTATTAGCGTTAACTGTAATAAATCTTACAGCATCAACATTACCTGTAATTTGGCCGGCGGCTGATCCAGTATCAGTAATAGTAATATCACTGTCATCGTCTTGAATGTTGGTAACAGCACTTGAAATTTGTGTATTTAAATAGTTTAAAGTTACAGCATCTTGTAATTCTGTTGGGTCAGCAACATTAGCCAATGTAGCACTGCCAACATCAACTATACTACTTGATGGCAATAAATTAATGTTACCCGATGATGTAGCAATTGTATTGGTGTCGCCATCAACGCTTAAATTTCTAATAGTTAAGGTGTCTGTAACAAACGTTAAGTTTGCGCTGTCAGTAATTACATTAGCAGTTCCGACAAATGTAACACGTGTTTCGGTTAATGCTGTATTGTAGATATTAGTAAACTTACCGGTTGCTGGAGTTACATTACCAATTACGGTGCTGTTAATATCACGAGCATTTAATGTTAGGTCAACATCAACATTGTTTTTAATGTTTGTTGTACCGCTTGCAGCACCAATATTAACACTTGTTGCAGCACCAGCAAAATTCATTGTGGTTGCTACTGTGTTGTATAAGTTTTGTGTTGTTTGTTGTCCGACTAATGTCGGGTTGTTAATTGTAATTGTGCCGCTGCCCGCGCCAATGTTAGCTGTAGTTGCTGCACCAAATGCGTTTACAGTTGTAGCAGCTGTGTTAAACACATCTTGTGTAGATTGGCTACCTACAAGTGCGGTGTTGTTAATTTTAAATGTACCGCTGGTAGCGCCAATCTCTATGTCGGTGGCTGCTTTAAATGCGTCTACAGTCGTAGCATTAGCATCAAATAACGAAATCGTTGCTTGACTAGTAAAGAATGTAGTAGCATTTGGAAACGCTACGTTAGCATTGCGAATAGTTGCTGTGCCTGATGTAGCACCTAATGTTAATGCTGTGGCTGCTCCAGCAAAGTTTAATGTTGTTACATTTTCGTTTGCCAACGATAACGTTGATTGACCACTGTACAATGTAGTGGCATTGGGTAGATAAATGTTAGCATTACGTAGATTGAATGTACCAGTGGTGGCACCTGCTACTACACTGGTTGCGGCACCAGCAAAGTTTACTGTAGTAGCATCTGTGTTTATTAGATTAAATGTACTAGCAGTGGTAGTAATGTCACCACCGTTGACTGCTAGATCACCTGTTAGTGTAGCATTGGTTAAATTTAATGTACCAACAGAAGCAATATAATCAACAGTAATATTACCAATGTGTAGGTTAGCAAAACTGCTGGCTGTTACATTACCGTAAGTAGTGCCTGTTTCACCTGTGCCTATTAAGCGGAATTCGTCTTCTGTTTCGTCCCAGATAAATGCTTGGTTAGTGTCACTACCACGATTGAACAATAGACCAATGTCATATAAATTAGTGCCTGCGTAGGCATTGTTCATAACGATCAACGGATCGTTTACGTAGGTATTAGTACTAGCTACTGTTAGGTATGTACTTGACCCCTGTACTGTCAAGTTACCAGTAATAGTAACATCACTGGTCATTGTTAGGTTAGCATTAAATAAGCTACCTACTATAGATCCCGGAACAATCTTGGTGTTAGCAAGGATTGTTGAATCCGTAATCTGATTATTCTTAATTCTGGTTAAGTTTGACATCTCAGGTTAATACTCCGCAATATTATTTTATAACTGTATGTGTGCTTGCGGTTCCATATCCCCTGAGCAGACAGTGTGTTTAATGTATTTAGCTGAGAGAGAAGTTTTTGAGTTTGGTTAACATCGGTGAATATAGTGTTTAATAGTATGATAATCAAACACATAGAATAAAAATACACTTTTACCTGAATTAATTTGTTTTAGTAGTCTATGTCTGCCATCTATCATTCTATATTTTTTATTATATGGATTAGGCATCCCGTCAACAGCAAACAGCGGATAGATAACATCTGCTAGTTTATATCTAGGGTGATCAATTTCAATAGTATCTAGGGGTTTGTGGGCAAATTCGTCAATGTGTAATTCAACAGGATTCATTTTTTTATATTTAATAAATGGATATAAATTAGCAGTTATAATCTGTGACCGGCCTATACCCTGTATTTGCCACTCATCTTCCATTAAATGAATCATTTTTCAAATAACCTAAAGCCAAAACTGTATCTATTACATTCGCTATAAACACAGTGCCAATAATACGGCTCTGTACTTACTACATCAAATACTCTTACGGTTAACTTTTCAGAATCCCAATCAGTTGTTATTTTATTATTTACAGACGATCTAAAAAATGATTTATTGGGTTCGTCTACGTATGTAATATAAACACGTTTTTCTGGTTTATCTGAATTTGTATGCCAACTCATGTAACCACCATTTGGGTAATACCAATGCCCGGACACCAATGGTTTATAACCCGGAAACATTTTTTCAACATACGAGTATAATTTGTCTGCTATTTTTAAATCAGCAAAATCAAACGTGTATCTATACTTGCCAATTGCTGCGTCTTTATTGTCAAGCGAATCTAAGTATTCTTCCGATACATAATGTTTTCCATCAATTTTTGGTTTATCATTTTTAAGCCAAGCATGATATTTAATTAATGGAATATTCTTTTCAATTATAGATTGAATTTCATTTAAGTTTTGATTCATATTTGGCCATATAATCAATAGTTAGTTCAATAGGCATATTAGAATAAAAATCTTTTACTGTTAGTTTATTTGACCAATCAATATTATCGGGGGTATCTCGTAATACTGTTTTATCTGCTTCAATTTCTGCGATTACTTCTGATTTATTTGCTAGCATCGCCCTAGTTTGAAGAGAATCTAAAATTTTAAATACTTCGTTTCTTTTTTGTCTAAATACATCAAGAACATATATATCAAATAATTCTTTATTAAAAACAATATCTGTTGGATTTGTAGCATCGTTGAATGTAAAAAAATCAACATGGTAAATTGAATATCGTAAATCAAGATCCGATTCATCATAATCTTTAATTAAGGTTGCCGAGTTACTAGGAATAATTCCCTGTTCTTTTAGCTCACTGACCGAGTCATTAGAAATAATTGTAGCTAGTTTTCCGGTTTCTACCAATGGAGTAAAAAATATAATTTTTTGCATTGTTAATCTGCTACCTTTTAAAATACAACAACTGTTATACGTTCTGGGTCAAACAAGGCCGCTGCAAATTGTTGTGCTTCGTTACCATCATTACCACCAGCATAGAACAAGCCGGTATTGTAATTACTATTAGCTAGAACAGTAAAGTTTGAACTTGTGATAGAAAATATACCAACTCCGTATACTTCTAAATTTAGGGTTGTAAACGCTGAAGAAACTACATGCCCTCTACTAATAGCAGTTACCATCGGCGCATAATTTACTGTACCGTTTTGAATTCCTGCAGCTAGTGTTATTGTAAAATTACCAGCGGCTATTTTAGATACAGACAGATTTTTTGACGCAAACACAGCACCATCTGATGGTCTAAAACTTATATATCCTTTGGCAATTGCGCCTGCTTGAATGGTTGCTAGCTCCCCTGCCTGTACTGCAGCGTTGGCTGTTAGTGTAGCAATAGCACCAGCTTGTACTGCGGCATTTGATGTTAGTGTCGTGTTTATCGCATCAACGTACCCTTTCATAGCAGTGTTAGCAGTAGTAATAGCACCTGATTGTACTGCGGCATTTGATGTTAGTGTCGTGTTTATCGCATCAACGTACCCCTTCATAGCAGTGTTGGCTGTAGTAACTGCTGACCCAAGAGCATAATTAGCAGCTGGCGTTCCGCCAAGGAAGCTGGCATTGTTTGCCAGACTAGCGGTTCCTGTAAAATTTGTAGCAGTTACATTACCTGATGATATATTACCAGTAACCGTTAGACTAACCAAAGTACCTACTTGAGTAACATTACTTTGTATATTATGTAGTACGTCTGGTGTTACCTGTGTTAATGACATTAACTAATCCTCATAATGTATGCTAGAGCATAGTATGGTGGCAAGTTAGCATTGGTACCACTTGACCCTTCTGTATTCACTGTTGTGCTTACTGAGCCACTTGGGGTACCTGCCGATTCAGATGATATCGACGTTCCTACCGTAATTCCAGTAGTGGCAGACGGAACAGTTACTCCAGAAGGTGCGGTGCCGTCATTACCATTTACAAATTTAGCGGTGCCAGTTTCGCCATTTGACATACTAGTTACGTTGTGAACGTGGCCGGGGTCAGTTACAGTCGAAGTAGCCGAGTGTGAATGTGATCCTAAAGGACTGCCACTAAATGTTGACGAAGCAGAGTGCGAGTGGCTTACTACTATAGCATCTTTACTACCGCCTGTAGCGCCAGGAGCATACGTACTACCTGCTCCAACAATAAATCTATCACGTAGGTCTGGTGTTCCGTTACTACCGTTACACAGTGCCCATCTTGTTGGTATTGAAGCGATATTTCCGCTCCACATAATAATGCCACCTACTGGCACAATACCGCCAACAACACCATCCTGGGTCATTGTACCTGTGATACTAGTATTATTAGCAGTTAGGTTACCTACAGTTGCTGGCCCTGTTGCTGTTACTCCAGTTGAAGTTAATTGTCCTATTTTTAAATTACTGTAGGTAGCATTAGTAAAGTCAATGGTAGTTGTTGGTTCAGCTACTACATTGGCAAATAATTTCCATGTGCCATCAGTAGCATCACGTGCCAATCCTGTATGTTGATAGCCGCCGTTAGTGAATGAACTCACAAATCCTATGTCAAGTACGTCTGCGCCATTAGCATCAGCTAGATAAATTAAGGCATCTTGTATAGTTACATTATTACTATTAAATGATGTTACATTACCCAATACATTTAAATTGCCGCCCACAGTTAAATTACCAGTAACGGTTGTAGCACCTGTAATATAGGGTACACTAATATTACCTGTAAATGTTGCTCCACTCAATGCGGCTTTTTCTGTGTCCAATTCTGCCAGAGCATCTTGTACATTAGTAGCACTAATTGTGCCAACTGGACTACTGTAGGTTATGTTAGCATAGGCATTGTAATCGGTGTAAGCATCAATTTCGGCTAATATCACTGTGCCTGAACTTACACTAGCCGCCAATGTAATAGCCGAACTATTAGTTTCTGTGTAGGCACTATCGAACTGCCTGACACCGTTGATGTATATACGCAGTTGCCCGGTACCTGGTGTAAAGGTACCTAGTCCTGTAAATACTGTTTGTCCTGAAGTGGCTGTTTTATAAACACGACTAGTGCTGATTATAGTGCCTACTGCTCCGCTCGAACCTGTATCGCTGGCGGCCCAGTAATAGCTTCCAGGTCCTGACGTTTTTAATACGTAACCGCTAGTTTCACCGCTTGGGAATAGATTGTTTAACGCTTCGCTTGAACTTGTTGCTCCTGTACCACCGGATGATATAGCCAATGCTGTAGTTGATAGTGTTAAACTTGGTGCGGATATTGCGCCACTAAATGATGCTCCTACTAATTGCGCATAGCTACTTTGTATAGTCGCAATATTACCTGCTTGTAAACTAGCATTGGCAGTTAAGGTAGAATTGATAGCGTCAACATATCCTTTCATTGCGGTATTGGCTGTCGACAGTTGCCCGTCGACATAGCCTTTCATTGCTGTGTTAGCAGTGGTGATAGCTGTTGTTGCGTTGGCAATGGCACCTGATTGAACTGCGGCGTTGCTGTACACCGCATCTAATATACTTACTCCATTAGCATAATTAAAATTATTAGCACTAATATTACCTGTTATTTCTACAGGAACTTGTATGCTAACTTTATTAGCACCAACTGTTACTATATTGCCACCGTCGACAGTAATTAGAATATTACCGGCACTGGTTCCGCTGTCAACTATTTGTATACTTGAATCGTCTGCTTGTATAATTGTAGCATCTAATCCACTAATTTGTGAATTAAGATAACTTAAGGTAACCACATCTTGTAGATCAACGGGATCTTCTGCTTGAAGTTTAGTTAATGCACCGTTAACGGTTGATGTTAGTACACCGTTATTATTTGTGATTGCCATTCCACCTAAATAGATTGTTCCACCGCTTAAGTAGAGATCTTTCCACCAATTAGTTTCGCTACCTAGACTATATGTTACGTTGGCAGATGGAATTAAATTCCCAGATACATTAACATTACCTGTGGACAACTCAACAAACGTTGGTCCTAGCGCCAATCCGGTAACAGTTGTAGCTCCGTTGGCAATCCGGCGAACTTCGATAACGTCTGACGTCAACGGTACTTCACTAAATGTAATTACATTTCCTGATACATCATACGATACATGTGGTTGTTGTAGAGTACCGTTGATCATTACTAGTACTGATTCAGCTGTGGTATTATCAGACAGCACAAACGAATTAGCAGTGCCGTCAGGCGACAGTACTTGACTAGTAATAGGTTGGATACCTGGACTTATCCAATCAGCGCCATCCCAATATTCAATAATATCATTGTCTGTGTTATAACGGAAGTAGCCAACTTCTGGGTTAGCTGGTCGCGTGCTTGAGTCTCCAGCAGGCAAACCTACCGCGTCGCCACCGCTAAACTGTACTACTCCGGTACCTGTGGCATTTAAGTAAATGTTAGCATTGTTTAATGAAGAAATTGTAATACTACTATTGCTGTAGATATTAGTATCATTAAAACTAACATTTGCTACCTGTGTTAAGGTAACATTAGCAATATTTGTAATACGGCCATCTGCCCCAACAGTAATTTTAGGAATCTTATCTGTATATTCGTCGTCAGCAGCACCATACGTGCCCGGTGTTACTCCGGTTGACGATAATGTTACATAGATGTTTGATATGTTTCCGTAGCCAACAGCACTGCCTTTGATGTGAATATTACTATCTTCTGTTATTACACGATCATCATCTTCGTAAATTGCAGTAGCATTAAGGATACCGCTAATTGTTGCGTTGGTTAAATTACCAATATTAGCAGTAAGACTGCCGGTAACCACAAGATTGGCAATATTTGATGCGATGTTAATATCACTGGCCGCCGATATCGTTGTATCGTTGATAGCAATATTGCCCACTTGATTTAACGTAACATTACTAACTGATGTTGCTCTACCTTTACTGTCAAACGTTATCTGTGTTACTACAAGATTAGAACCGTAGGTACCCGATACAATACCGGTATTGGTTAAAGAAACTGGTATATTAGCATACGTACCAACTCCGGTGACATCACCAGATATTGAAATATTTGTTGCTTCGGTTATTACTCGATTATTATTGTCGTACACTTCAACGGCACGCAATGCGTTAACATCAATATTACCACTAATGTCAATGCTGTCTACAGTGATGTTTCCTAAATTAGTAATATTAGGTTGATCACCAGTTAATATCGTACCGTAGATTCCGGCTGAGTATATAGTGTTAGCATAAAGTGTGTTCCACCATAGGCTAGTATTGCCAATAGTTCCAGCTATGTTGCCGGTTGGCAGTATTTGATTTGATACTGTTAGGTTGCCGTTTATAGCTAGTCCGGTTAGTGTACCTAGACTAGTAATGTAGGGTTGTGAATTTTGGGTTATTGTTCCGTCTACGTTGCCGGCAACAAAACTGTCAGCCGTAATACTCTGAACATAAATTTTGTCCCACCAATTGGTTAGAGAACCTATATTATATTGTAAATTGCCAGATGTATAAAGGTTGCCAGAAGTAATTAATATATTACCATCAACTTCTAATGCTTCAGATGGAGTTGGCGTATTAATGCCTGTGCGGAAGTTAGCAAAGTCCATGTAGACTAAAGCATTTCCTGAGGTTGTGAACTGGAGATCTACGCCTTGACGGTCAAGGTCCGATACTAACGATGCTCCAAGAACGCGACTAATTGCCATCTAAAAACTCCTATTGTTGTATTTATCAGGAGAACTAAGCGGCGGTTGTGCTAGCGAAATTATGTAAGATATAAATTGGC